AGGGAGAGGTTGTTAGTTAGAAGTTCCCACAATATTGACAGAATAATCTGAATATTTAAGAACAAAATTAATAGAGAGACATTAATCTCTCTATAATGAAAAGTTGATAAATTTTCCTAACCTTGGAGCTATTTTTTTATCTACTGCTAATTGGTTTGGGTGTAATAAATCTGGAATGTAAATTTCTTTATCTTTTACATTATTAGGATTTATTCCTGATATTGTATATAAATCTACGTATGGAATATTTTCTCTTTGATATACTTCTATAATCTTTCTAGTCCAATCATAAAATGATATATCGTCTATTGTTCTCCATGCTTCTTTTTCCTTGCCCATGTTTGGAGGTATAATTCCAAATATAGTCCTATCATAATATTTCTTTTTTAACTGTCTTATGACATAAGTTAATGCTCCGAGCATGGTCTCCTTGTCTTCTGTGTCCGGTTCTCCTAGCGGTACGTTGACAAGATAATCATTACTACCGCCCTCTATTCCATAAATGTCTGCATACTCATTTAAGCTCATCCATCTTTTTGTGAATGGATTACGTACGCTATCCCAGTTACTGTCCTTTGAATTTTCTGCTATTGTCGAAGAGCTGATACCATGATTGTAGCATTGTGAAAAACCACAATGAATTTTCAATCTTTCTATATATGGATAATCTAGTCTACCGCTACCCCTCAATCCGTAAGTTATTGATGTACCAATTATATCTATTTTGCCGCCTTGGTACGGAAAAATAGCTTGTGGTACAATCTTAGCCCCAGATACTCCATTCGTAAATATGACATTGCTATTTGCTCCGTAAAATGTCCCGCCGTTATCTGTTAGCATAAACCATCCGAGCATTAACAACTCTGGGGATGGTTCTACTTTTTCTGTAAATGAAGCAACTTTATATTTATATGTAGAAGTATTAAAAATTAATTTGTGAAGATATTTGTTATTTGCAACTTGTATGGTTTGGCTATCGTCCGCTAAGAATGAAAAAGCATTATTTGAAGATAATATATAACATCCTTTCTTAGAATCTATTTTAATATTATTATTGTCTGCAATTTGAACATTTATTTGCATTGCACTGTTCGGATAAATAAATCCAGTCTCCATCCCCGAGCTTGTATAACTTTTTATTTCTTTTCCAGTATTGTCTATAAATTTAATTGCATTTGAATTTAAATTGCAAGTAAATTGAACGTTGTTTATTCCGGTCGAGAAATTAACATAAGCTAAAATTAGAAACGGATTTGCAATGCTCGATAACTTAGAAAAATAAATTTTCTTGTCTGACATATCTGCATAAAGCACGTATAAATTCGCTAATACTTGGGTCTTATCTATCGCTATTTCTTTTATATCTCCATATTCTACCGCAACGCTATCCTCGAATATGATAGGCTTTTTCTTTATCTTTACTTTACCCTCTTGTATATTAATCTCTATACAATCTTTATTCATTATCTGTCCTTCCGAACCTTTTAATTGAGCTTTGCCAACCGCATTGTTTTGTAAATTTTTAGTTCCAACTGCACCCTCGCCAACAACTGCAACGCTACCGCCTGTTATAGCCTGTCTGAACTGCTGGTCTATATCTGCAAGTGTAATTGGTCTAGTTGATTGTCTATAACCCATAAGAGCATTATTAAAATAATCTCTTATGGTCTTGTGGTCTTTAGAATTATCAGTAATATCATCTGCATTTATCCTTATTTTCTCCTCTATATCCTTAAATACCCCTCGATTTATAATATTCGCAAGTGTACCATCTTCGTACATCTCGTTAATTTTATTTGCTACTTCTGTAGTAAGCCCTTGCCCTAACAAGTATTGCAGTCTTTCGTCTGTATTTCCTTCCAGCTTGTTAAATGCTTCTATTACATCCTCTAGTTTTTTTAAGAAAATTCCTGTTATCTCTACGAACGAATATCCATTATATTGAAAGTCGTATTTATCTGCATTTTTTATAATGCTTTGATTTAATTTATCTAACATCTATAATTCCCCCTTTTCCTTTTTATTCTAACAACTTTTTTCTACTATTCCCATATTTGCAAAAAGAGGGGCTCTAATTCTTTTATTATCTCCATATCTATATTTAACATAACATCCCGCCATTGAGCTACGGCTTTCGAAAATGGTAACCCAGCACTTGAACCTTGATTTTTTCGAGTAAATGTTTCCGTTTGGGTTCCTTCCCTAGTTGAATTTGAATTTGAATTTGAATTTGAATTTGAATTTGACTTCGATATATTCGTTACGAAAGTATTATTTTCTATGTCTGAGCTTGTTATTTCTCCGACCGGAGTATCGTTAAATAATTGCGTTGCTCTATCCGAGCCTATCATTTCCGCGACCTCTTTTTGAGTTGCATTATTTCTTATTTCTCTTGTTATCGTCTCTGTAATATCCACGTTAAAAAGCGGATTAAATTCTACATCTTCAGAAGCATAACGTTGATTGTAAAGTGGCATTATCTCGTTCATTTTTCTTTCTAAGAAGAATAACCACTTATCTACGCTATCGCACCCAATCTCTCTAAACATAAAATGGCTTATTATTTTATTATTAAGTACCTCTCTATGCTCTTCTTTATATATTGGATAATTGTTAAGTGGTAGCTCTATACCACTAACTATTATATTCCTTAGTTCCGTTGTCCATCTGCTCATCGAAAAGACTCCCCCCTCTTTTATTTACTTCTAATTCTCCTGTCCAGCTATCTACTAAACCATAATATTTATAAAATTTTTCGTTAAATTCTTTAGCTGCTTTTTGTCTACAGTCTAAAAATCCCATTGTAGCATACTCTAGCATTTGGTTATTAGCATTAACTTCGTCTTGTATTAATCTCTCTTTCTTATCTGTATTGGCATTGTTAATGCCCAATACAGATATTAAATCGAGCCACGTTGCACTCTCTTCTATTCTTAACTTGTCCGCAACAAACGGACTTGTTATATCTAATATATCCGCATTATCGAACCCTAGTTCTTTACCTGTTAATATTAATGGTTTATTTTCGTTTATTTGCTCGAACATAATTTCTATTGTTCTCTTTTGCTCTTCTGCACATTTAATTATCTTTGGTGTTTTTTGCTGGATAATATTTGTGTCTCTGCTTCTCTCTATCTCGTACATTGTCTTAATGTATGGCTCACATATCAATGAAGTTGGTATCTCGTCTATGTTATTTCTTATAATAACAATATCATCTTCGTTAAAAGTTTCCGAGTAAGCATTATTTGGAGTCTGCAAGTTCCACTCTGTAAATCTCCCCTTATAATTCAAGCCACCAGCTCCGGTTACTTCTCCAACGATAAAATCATTTATCATCGGGGAATATGCTATTCCGCATATTCCACGTTGATATAAAATTCTTTCTATAAAAGAGCTTTCGTACCCATTCGGCAAATTAGTCCATTCGTAAACCGATGTGGCTAATAGCCTACATTTTAAATCTAGCATTACTCTTTTTTGGTCATTTACATTTTCTATGGAAGCTGGTGTTCCATCCGCAATGCCTCTATATTTCTTTCTTTTTTTACCCACTTTATACCCCCCTTTTTTAATAAGCTCTATAATTGTCTTTGCTCCAGATTGTTATTCCTGCAATGAATAGACTTTCTAATCTTTTTAATTCGTTTGCTGGTACTCCATTTCCGGAAATGTTTGGCTCTGCTACTTTTATAAAGTATGGACTGGTACCCATATGTAGAGCTTTAACTTCTCTAACCGGATAACCATATGCACTCCAATAGCTCTCTATGGCTTTTTTGTGGTTATAATCTACACTAAAAAGCTCTATCGATATAGAATTTAAAAAGTTCATTCTTATCATTGCATCGTCTGAAATATTATTACATGAGTACCCCGATAACTTAGCCTGATACTCTTGTCTTGCTATTTCATTTGCATTTTGAAATCCACTATTAACTGCTTCGCCGACTCCAGCAACTCCGCTTACTGCTCCAGCAATATTCCCGCTCATCCCAGAAGCTATTGCTCCCGCTAGACTTCCGACTGCACTTAGTCCACTTCCAATTACATTATACATTTTAGCTTTATCGTTAAAAGTTCCGTTTCGAGCTAAATAATTTGCGTAAATGTTATTTGTTACTGGCAAATTAGTGTTGCAACTTATAACTAAAGCATTTTGAACATTTTCCGCAACTCCCTCGTAATTAAGCGGAATAACTTTAACTAAAGGTGTGGAAGATAAAGAAGAAATTATCTTAAAACTTATTTCTCTACTCGCAAATTTATCCGGTGCAAGTTCTATCATAGCACCCGAAGCATTATCTACTACTCTTATTACGGAAAATGGGTAAGTATTTAATTTTTTCTTTGCTCCAACATCCGGAATAGTAAAGCTAATTGTTTTTGCAAAAGCTCCAGACGGAATAGAATCCACTACGGGAACACTACATAATACATCTTCAGCTACTTTCTCCGTCTCGTTATCTTTCCATAGATACTTATAAGTCCTTTTTATTCCTGTGCTATCTGCTAAAAATGGACTATAAAAAGCACTTAATATTCTATCTCCTCGCCCTGTATTGGCTATAGTTTTTAAATCTCTACTGCATTGAACCGCTTCCGATATTGGATAATATAAGCACATAGCTGGAATCGAGTAATTTCCAACATTTAAACCTGTTGTCTGTTTTTTACTTACATCGTTCTCCAAAATGCTACTAGCACATAGAACAAAATAACCACCACTAAGCTCCTCTTTAACTTCTTTTATTTTAACTAAATGCCCTTGGCTTAAATCGTCCGCTAAAGTGTTTTCGTAGTCTTCCAGCGGTGTTTCTCTCTCTATATAGCACTTTCTAAAAGTAACCTTATTAATCCAATTCTGGAATACATCAGACAATACTACAATCTCCGTTGTGGCACTATTTACATACCTTTTACTTGTTATAAAACCATAGTAATATCTACTTGTTCCTCTATTATAGTACATTACATAATTAGCACTTTGTATAGAATCCACATGAGCTTTAACTAATATACTTCCGCTCTCCATGTCCTTCATCACGAATTGGATATTAGAGAAGCTCTTTACTGCTCTATCTCTAAAATAATTTTCTTTTTCTGTTTCTCCATTAAATTTTATAACGTGGTCATTTTCGGGAGAAAATGGCACATTACATAAAATTATTTCTCCATCTGCATTAAACATATATACCCCCCTTTTCTAAAAAAAAAAGAGATAAAATCTCTTTTTTCTATGCTTCTGCCTTTGCCTTATAGACAACCGCATTGGATAACATCGAATACTTATAAATTCCATGGTGATGTAAAACGTACTTCCAAGATAAGTTATCGCAATTGTAATCATTCGCTATCATGTAAAGAGTGTCGTTACACATAAACCATGCTTCATCCATTAGGACTCCTAAAACTGTTTTATCTGTAAAGTTATCTACTGTTACTTTTCTCGCCAAAAATTCTTTTTTACTCATGTTAAAAGCCATTGCCAAAACATCAACATCCATGTTTGTATCGATTTCTACCGGTACTAATATAACTTGGTTTTCGATTGGGGTATAAGTCTCTAGACTTCTTTCATCCGTTTGTTTTACGCTATCGTATTTGTTATAATCCGAGCCTAAGAAAGTCATCATTTGGGAGTCTGTCTTTATATTTTTAACTAAAGTTTCTGTATTATCTTTAGTCATCTCGCTTCTTTTAAAGTCTAGTTGTTTTACTGTAATTTGCCCATTTGTTATCGCTAAGTCAACCAGCCCTTTTTGAGTCTTAAACTCCTCTTTTTCGTCTCCGTTATACATGGAGTTTATAATTCCATTTAAAAATCTATCGTATTCCGATTGGGAGCTTAAAGCTCTCTTAACCATTGTCATGCTTATTGTAACCGGAAATTTCTTTTCATAATTGACTCCATAATACATAGCTTTTACATCCGGCTTTTTAACTTTTAATAAATCTTCGCTCGAATATGTGTAATCTTCTGCAATAACGGGATTGTTGTAAATTTCTTCTACAACTGCACCAAAAGGCAATTTATTACCTTTAAGAAATTTTAATTTATTGTTCCATCTTCTTGTTTTAATTTCCTGCCAACATATTTTATTTACTACCGCATTTAAAAATTCGTTAGTAAATGCTGGATTGCTTGTAATCTGGTTTGCGACAACCTCTGCCCCGACACTTCCAGCACTCATTACCGCCGCTTGATATTCCGGACTCGCATTGTCTCTTACTGTATCCAGATTAGTGTTTAAATCTGTATTTAACATCTACTATTCCCCCTTTTTTTCGTTAATTAACAAATCTTCAAATTTTAACTTTTCCTCTTCTTTTGTTTCCTCTTCCTGCTCTTCTTCTTTTGCTGGAGCTACTCTTATTTGTTCAAAGAGCTCTTTATTCATCCTTTGTAAATACTCCTTATCTTTAGTAAGAGTTTCTCCATCTTTTTTTAACTGCTCTAACTCTAAATTAGAGTTTTCTATCTCCTTCTTAACTTGCCCGATTATGTTCGATAAGTTTGCAATGTCTCCCTCTAAAAGTGGAGTTACCATTTTTGTAAATTCGTCTACTGTAATCATTAGCCGTTAGCCTCCTAGAATTAATTTTGTAATTTAATTGATTATTAATTTAATTGTGTAGCCTTGGTTTTAACATAAAATCTTTAAAAATACTTCTAAGTATTCGTACAAGTATATTATATAAGTATTGCTCTTTTATAACAACTTTTAACATAAGAGCTGGAATATTTCTATAAATGTACTTTTTATATTATTATCCTCAAAAAGCACGTTCCCCAGCTTATAATTCTCTACAAATAGCTTTAAAACTGGGTCTTTCTTCGCTCCCATAATTAAAAGTGTATTTGGCTTAAAGTCCGAATTTGTTAAAACGTAATGTAAATTACGATTTTTATTGTACTTTCTGCTACAATAGAACTTTCCCTCGTCGTAATCTATCCAAACCCCAAAGGTATGGGACATGTACGTTATGTTATACATATTCTTAGCAGCATTAGTTTTTTGAGCTACAAAATGCTTATTATCTAATAGCCACTCATTTTCTACAGAATACTTTTCATATTCCGTTCCATGGATTAATCTTCCGAGCCGAGAGTTTTTCTTTGCTTCAATGTAGGCTTCATTTTTTACGTATTGTATGAGTACATCGGGAGCTGGTTTATTAAACTCCTTGCTCATATCCAAATTTTTAACCCCATAAAACACGAAGTACGGATTGTATATACTTATAGCGTTAGAGAGCATTAAAACTCTTACATTTTCTCTCATTCTAAATACTGTTTCCAGCACATCAAAGAAAACATTCATTTCGTCTTTTAAATAGCGTATATGTGCTTTATCAACGATAAATTCATCAAAAATTATTGTTGTAACAAGGTCATACGAAACGGACTTAAAGCTCTGTGAACAAGATAGAGGAATAAAGAACCCCATTTCTTTACCATCACAATACATTTTCCACCCTTTTACTGTAAGTTCGTGGTCGGGAAATACTCTGTCTGCAATTAGAGAATTAAATATTGCTTCTTTTTTTCCACCCTCCATCTCACTTTTATATCTTCGCATATATACAAATTGTTCCCCTTTATTTAGAAAATTCTTTATACATCTTTTTAAACTATTATAAGTTTTACCTACTCCTCTATTTCCTGTTATCATATTAATGTAACAATTATGGCTTAAAGTTCTATCTACATTAAACCATATACTCTTTTTTTTATTTTCCACTTTCCTCACCTTCTTTTATAGATTTATCTAATTCACTAATCAATAATCTTATTTCCATATCCTCGCTAGTAGTATCTTCGTAATTATCCGCTATATTTTCTAAAGCTAATTTTATAATCTCTTTTTCACATTTATATAATTTTTCAAATCTATCTTTCATTTTTTTAACCTCCAGCTCGATGATCCATTTCAAATAACATTAATTTTAACAAAAAAGAGCCTATCTTTTCTAGACGGCTCTTTTGCAAACACACGAAGAGAAATAAATCATAAAATTGTATTCGCTCCCACGATAACCGATATATGTATACGCTCATCACGTTTGGATAGTACATATATCCAATTTTATTTTATTTACAACTCTAACATGGTTATATTATAATATAATTTAGATTGACAATGCAAGTTTTCTAAAACTTAAACCCTGTATACTTGCATTGTCTTAAAGAACAACAATACTTTTTTTCTTTATCGTTGTAGTTGTAGTTATAACACGAAATGCAACTACATACGATATTCTTTTTTTGTTCAGATTTTTTTAAGTCAACTTTCTTCATTTTATCACCCCCTTTTCTATTTCGATAATGTAAATCCACTATCTATTAAGACTCTACCGCCATTTATTGTAACCGGAATTAATTTGCCTGTATAACTCGCCCCCAGCTCGAAATTATCGAATGTAACTTGGCTATGCACTTTTTTGGGCATTGTGCTACAAACAACTTTTTGCTTTATTTCTCCGGTCTCAATGTCCGCTAATTCTTCTATATACGCTTTAACTCTTAAATACTTAGCTTTAATAATTTTACCTTCTATCTTCCATGCTCCGAGCTTATCTTTAGAAATTTCTAACCCGATATGCTCTTCCATATCTCCCTCCAGCTTTAAGGAGTCTGTATCACTATACAAAAAGTTTTTCAAATTATTTTGTATAGCTTCTACAAGTTTAAGTCTAGAATATGCGGTTATAAAGCAAGAAATTGGAACATATATCGAACCAGTATAGTATTCTTTATTTTCTAGCCATTTGACAACTCCGTTTTCATCAAGAACCGGTTTTTTATTCATCCTTAGCGGCTTTGTTCCAAATTTTCCGGTTAAGCTATTCATAAACATTTTTGATAGTTTTTCAGTTCCCTTATCTCCTGTTAATCTTGCTGTCATTTTCTCCATATTCCAGCGATTAACATAGTTAGTAAATAATTTATAAGAGCCTTTAAATTTATATCCATCTATCCACTCTACGTTATATACATTGTATTGCTTTTGGATAAGCTCCCAATCAACGCTAGTTATAGTCATTTCGATTTTATCCCAATGCCCATCTACAATACTTTTTTCTAAAAATTCGCTTTCTCCATATCCAAAAAGACTCCCTCTTTTAAGCTGGATTGTTGGAATATGTCCTTCTTTAACACTAAACATCATGCTTACTCTTCCTATCCAAAGCGGATACTCTTCGTCATGTTTATATTCACCCTCGTAATATTTTGGTATTAAGCAAGGCATTAAGCAATTCGACATTCTATCGGAATACAATCCGTTAATATCGTAGCTCATACCTCCCTTAATTGTTTTTCCCTGCTTTGCTGGATTGCAAATAACTATTCCACCTCTATAACTCTCTCTACAATATTCATCAACTGTCATACCTGTATGTTTATCTGTATAATCTAGAGTCGGGAACATATAGTCAAAAGTCTTTTTGCCTATTTCCTTTTTATAATCATAAAGAGCATTCGCTCCCATAGTCATTTTTGTATATCCTCGGTCTAAAAAATTTCTTAATGCTAGTGCTGGAATAACACAATCGTTTTTTAAATATTGGATGTTCTTATCTGTCAAAGTATAGTCCTGTTCATCACTCAAATTGTAGTCTATTTCCAGCTTTTCAATGCTTAAACCAAAAGCTCTTGGCATTTCCGAGACTTGCATTGTTAAAATTTTAGAGCTATCTAAAAATGTTATCTCCACCCTCTTCTTACACTTCTCTGTAACCTCGTCAGTTTCGTACATAGTGCAAAGAGAGAGTTTAAAGCATTGATTGTCTTTGTTCCAAATTGCATTAAATTCATTTAGTCTCAACACTTCACCATATTTTAAATCACGAAATGTATACCCACTTTTTAACAGATAATCCACAATGAAGCTTCCATCAAATTTTAAATTGTGCATGAATACATCCACGTTTTGTTTATATTTACTTAAAAATTCAATAAAACCTTTAATATCATCCCCATATTTAAACCATTCAACATTATCTATGTTAGTTATTCCCCAAGCCCACACTCTAGTGCTTTTTCCCTCTAATTGCTTTAACAATGGCTTAGTGTTGTCTATGTTCTGTATTGTTGTAGTCTCGAAATCCGCTACAAATCTCTTTTTTCTACTCATTTTAATTCCCCCTAATCAAATCGAGTGTCTATATTATCACCCTCTCTTTTACCCAGCTTCTTATTAACTACAGTTTGCCATTTATCCCTAATCGTCTTTATGTTTCCTGTTCCGAATTTAAGTATCTGTAAGTATTGGTATCTAGTATCTAAATCTTCATTTAAATAATATTGCTCATAAATTTCGTAATCAGTAAGCTCATTTAAGAGCTTCTTAATTTCTTCGTATTCTTCTTTCGTACTTGCTTTTCTAATGCTCTCTAAATATCCATGTCTATATTTCTTCAGCCTACCTTCAAAAGAGTTATCCGAATTAAATAATCGGTCTTGCTCCATTTCAATTTCTTCTAAGCTCATATTGTTCCAGCTAAACTTTTTGTCCTTTAGTTTTTCAAGTTTCTTTTCTAAAGCGGTAACTTGCTTTTTCTTTAACTCGTCCTCTTCATTCTTCATCATGTTTATTAAAGTCCTGTACTCTTGTTTTTTTATCTTAACATCAGTTTCAAATTTTTTCTTCATCCAATCGTGCTGCCATAAAGTCATTTCGTTATTTGTATTGTTCTTAATCTTCTTCATCGAGCCACGATATGTAAAATCTTTTATTAGCTCTAACTGGTCGTTTAATTCTTGTCTAGAATTAATGTCTTTCTTCAATTCTCTATAACTCATTTTTTCCGGCAACAAGCTTTTATCTGTTCCCTTTTTAAGTTCTCTAGCAATTTTACTGTTAAAACTTCTAATCCTCTTCTTTAAATTCTCTTCGTCCTTCTTGTACCACTTCATAAGCCTTTTCCTCCTCCAACTGCTTTATTATTAGAAATCTAACAAACTCGCTAGACTTCATATGTCTTTCTTTCGCAAGTCTGTCTAGTTGCTCTTTTTCAAATTCGCTTAATCTTACATTAAGATACTTATTTCTTATTGTCATTTTCTTTTTCTCCTTCCTGTAAGGAAATACTATTGTATTTCCTTACACCAAAAATAATTTCTAAATTCATCATCAAAGAGCTTTACCGCAGTTACTCCTACCTCAAACCCTCCTTATCACTTCTCTTATATTGTAACACAATCGTTTTACAAAAGTAAATACTTTTAATAAAAAAAGGTAGCAAATTGCTACCTAATTTTTACGTTCTTCTAACTCTTCTATATATTTATTTAACATATCAATAATCCATTCTTTATAAACATGGTCTTTAACAAAACCATGGCATTTATAAGTCCTTAATTGTATTTCTTGTAATAGAGCTATAACATCATCAATACTCATAATGTATTAATCCCCCTCACCTATAAGGCTTATGCTTCTTCAAACTTTTCTATATAGGCTTCCGCTTCTTCATAAGTATCGAAGACCCTAAGAACTTTTGAATTGTGTGTAGGCTTATTATCCTGTATACTGCCACTATTACAAGAAATAGTTCTAATATAATATTCATCATATTGGTTATCCCAAAACACGTAATATTGTGTTGTGGCTTCTTTAAGTTCTCTAAGATAGCTTTTTACTTCTTCTAATGAGTTAGACTCAAAAATATTTGTTGCATGAGCTCCACCGAGCTCTTGATAAGTCCAGTTTGAATTTTCTTCAACTTCTCTTATAAATGTTTCCCCCGCTGCTCTATTCTCAAATAAAATATATAACTTCTTATTCATTATCTTTCCCTCTCCTTGTTATAAAAGTGGTATGTTCCGTAATAGAACATACCTTTTTTGTTATATTTTAAAAAATTCCTGTAACTTCTACTAGAGTTTTTAATATATCTTCTTCTACATCTAACTGCTTAAATTCTACTATTTTATAATCTTTTATATCATAGTCCCAAACTGCAACCGAACCACTTTTTAATATCTCTTTTCCATTTTCATCTCCGTCCCAAAGTTCTCCAAAATAATATTCATTTCCTATTCTTATTCTACTTATTTCCGGCTCCATTCTATAGTCCAATGTCATTAACATAACGAACAACTCCTTTTTTTCCAAATTATAACCATTTCTGATTACAAATATATTGTAACACAATTGTGTTACAATTGTAAATACTTTTTTATAAAAAAAGAGTAGAAAAATAAATTTTCTACTCATATTTAAACTATCCTTTATAGTCATGTGCCTTTTTCTGTAGAACATCTAGAATATCATCAAGCACCTCTGGAGATTTTATTCCGGACAGTTTATATGTCTCTAAAATAGATATTAATTCATTACATATTAATGCAATTATTACACTTGTTCTTATGTAATCAATGTCTAGCATTATATCTAGCTTATAGCCTATAACCACTAAAATTAATAAAAAAACTTTCTTTGTTAGCCCCTTGCTAAAAGCTCTAGAGCTTAAAGCTCCGCTTTCACTTTTTGCAGATGTTTTAAAAACAATACTGTTTAAAACTGCTAGTATAATGTCTATTAACATAAAAGTCAATAAAGTTTCTAGAGCTTTATCCCATCCACCTGCTAGAGCTATAAAAAAACCTAATACTGCTCCTACTCCCGAAGCAACTACATTTCTATTACTTAACATTACATCCGCTATTTTCCACATTTTTTACACTCCAATCACTCACATTTTAAATACCTGTAATCATCAGATAATCGTCGACTTGCAACATAACACTCATTGCCGCTATTTCCTAAATAGTGCACCCACCTTATACCGTTATTTTCAATAACTCTATCATAGTAAAAAGTATTGCCTTTGCTATATCGTCCGCAAACCTCACCGCTTAAATTCGGTGCTCTTCTTATTCTTAATCCATCAACTAAAACAGTAGCAAAGCCATGCTCTTCATACTCCCTAGTTTTATCTAATCTAGTCTTTACAGGCTCATAGTCATTTTCTATATAAATTCTATTACTTATAACTTTATTTATATCAACTTTTCCAGAAATTCCAACAATTAAGCCATTTTCTGTATATTGCCAAAGTCCAACATCAGCACCAGCTACATTTTTTAACCCCGGGTTGTATTCAGCTAACCACCATAAATTTTCTTGTCTAAATTTCAAAGAAAATTCACTCTCGCAAAAATATCTATTCGTGTAGATCATTGGACGTAAGCCTGTAAGGTTTATAAATTCGTCAATAAATTCATTAGCCCACTTTTCAGCCTGTCCCTCAAATTCTTGTCCCTCTATATCAAGAACCGGAATTATATCAATATCTAACTCTTTTATCGTTTCGTAAAAGTTTATTGCTTGGCTTCTAGCTGGAGTAGTTGTTCTTAAAAAATGATATACTCCTACTTCAAACCCTTCTTGTTTTTTTGCTTCATCATAAAAAATATTTAAATATTTATCTTTAAAAGTTGTGCCTTCTGTTGCTTTAAAAATTGCACCATCGCAACATTTTGCAATTTTGCTCCAGCAAAGAATTTTATCGCCATTATTGTTAGAAATATCAATTATTTTTTTCATTTCTCAACACCCCTCTATTTACCTTTTAGACCATAGTATAACAAAAAGTACAGCATTACAACTTTTTTAATACTGTACTTCTTATACTGTCATTTTCATTTCTTCTCATGTCATACTTTATTCTAGCCATTTCGAGTAAAGAGATAAATCTTTTAACTTTATTCGTTGCCTCATACTTTCCATTGTAAAAATCGTCAATAGTAATTTCTTCACCATTCATCATTTTTTCTATCGCATAAGCATACTGCCCACGAAAACACACATCATTAATTCTAACTATTTTCACTATTTCCACCCATTTTCCTCAAGTAAAATTGCATTCAAATTGTTAAAAGTTGTCTTTCCTATTTTTTTTGAGTCATACAACCCTTTTATCAAAAGACTCTTCTCTGCTCCACTAAGCTCCTTACTATCCATTATTTTTTTTATAAATGTGCTATCTTGTTTTATATAAAATCTAGCATTTATTTTTGTCATGCCTCAAACTCCTTTCGACTGCTCCGCTTAAATCAAAAAATAAATCATTTATCTCAGTTTGCAATTTTTGTATATCTTGGTCATACTTAAAAACCATTTTTTTCTGCTTAGTCCTAGAGAGATAATCTTTCAATTCAACTAGAGCATCTATTTTTTTATCCATCTCCAAATTTATTATGTCAATCTCATTAAGTGTTTTTTTTCCATAGTGTCCAACTTGCATTATATTACCCCCCTCTTTTTTTACATCCTACCCTTTATTACTACTATAATATTTAT